TTCGGGCTATCTGAAAAACAAATTGAAGAAGTAGAAAAAGAGGGCGGATTTACAAAAGACGATATTCTTAGCCCAGAATTTGAAAGGTGGTGCCGCTTATGAATTTAGAAGAAACTATCATATTTGCAAATAATATGACAAAAACAAAGTACCATCATGGAATGGTTCAAATGGGAAACCTTAATGACGATGAAGCAAATTTTTATTTTGAAGAAGCAAAAAGTTATAAACAACTTGCGAAGTGGTTGGAAGAACTGAAAGAGCTAAGAGAATATAAAGAAAAATACCGATGGCATGATCTAAGAAAGAATCCTGATGATGTGCCTGATGTTCCGCATCCTGAAAGTACATGGTTTGAAGTTGTTCAGGAAGATAATGAAGAAGAAATTCCGAGGGCGGCAATGCAGTATGACGATGAATATGGTTTCGGATTTTATCAAGAAATTTATGCTGCACGAAGTTTTGGATATGTAGATACAGAGTTTAAAACAGTAGAAGAGTTAAATCTAGCACCGGTCGTAGCATGGAAAGCAATCGAAGAATTTGAAAGTGAGGAAGAAGATGCTGATATTAACAGAAAATGAAGAAATAATAAATTTCGATAATATCGCAACTGTATTTCTTAGCGTAGAGACACCAGAACGTGCAGTTATTACCACAGGGCAACACAGATATGCTGTTAACTGTGAATTATTAAATGGAGATCAATACGCTATTAAGGAATATAAAACAAAGCAAGAAGCAAAAGAAGCGTTAGATAAAATCCTGAACCAGTGTGACAGAGGACATAGGGTAATTAGAATCTAAAGGAGTGGGAACGTGATTACAAAGACACAATTCAAGGATGCAGTTAAAAAGGCGATCATTTGTACAATTATGAGTCATCCAGAAAGAATCAGCGATAATTGTATAAACGACGAAGAGGTAGCATCAATCTTAGTAAGATTTTATGAAAAGATTTTCAGAAAAGTATATGGAGAAAAAGAGGAGTCAAAAGAGTGTATAGATATAAATGAGGTGGATGAAATATACGTTATCGCATTTGATTGTCTGTACAAAGATGATGGAATAACACCAAATTATGTAATATATCAAGAAAATATGTTGTGTTTGACAAGCATAAATGCTTTATATGAAATTTTAAGAAGCAAAATCGAAGATGATTATTGCGAATTAGAAAGAGACATTGACGGCTTATTAAATATGTGGAGTGACGACTAACAGGATGAAATAAAGGAGATCACAGAACATGGGAAATACGATAGAGAAAATAGAGAGTGTGGCAAAGATGTTAAATGGGCGACACATGCCGAAACCTTACGAAGTGTACAAACACTTTAAAGGGAACTTATATGTTGTCCTTAATGTTGCTCGTCATACAGAGACAAATGAATTGCTTGTGGTATATGCTGCCACAAAAGAAATGCAAAGAATCTATGCAAGACCATTACAGATGTTTATGAGTGAAGTAGATCACGAAAAATATCCTGATGAAAAGCAAAAATACAGGTTTGAGAGTATTATGGAGGGTTAATCTATGATCATTGGATTTTTAAGTGGATTATTCATCGGATCAGTAGCTGGTGCAACAGTAATGACATTATGTTATGCAGCAAAAGAAAGGGATGATCTATGAGCAACAGAAAGACGATAACAGAATTTCTAGGAAAGCTGTTATACGAAGAAAAATTATGTGGTATGGGGATGTACTGGGCGAAAGAAGTAGTTGTAGATTACGGATCATCAAAAGCTAAGACAAAAAGAATTGATTTTATGCAGTATATACCAGACGGACAGTGTAGCATATCGTCCCTGGAAAAAGGAATTTTCATTTGCTATGAAGTAAAAAGCTGCAAAGAAGATGTTTACAGCGGAAATGGACTAAATTTCTTGGGAGAGAAAAATTATATAGTAACAACAATGCAGTGTTATGAAGATCTATTGCCAGACATTCAATCTGGAAAGTTGGACAGATACATAAAACAAAATTATCCAGAGTCTTATAATCATTATGGAATCATGGTTGCCATGCCTAGAGGATGTTGGAAAGATGACAAATCTGATAAGAAAATAACGGATAGAAGCATAACGGATGAATGGCATTTAGTTATTATGAAAAAATGCGGTAAAGCATTAAGGCGAAAAAGCTTAGTAGAATTATTATTTTGTATGCTTAGAGCGAAAGGAGAATGAAAAATGTTTAAAGTCAAGAAGGAATCAACAGAGAAGATATATACGGTATTTGCTGTCCAGAAAGATAAATTCGGTGGTACTGAATTTCTTATTTATGATGAGACATGGGGCTGGGTATGGCGATCTCCGATAGATTATGCACCAGTGGAGGAGTAAATGAACAAACGACAATTTAAAAAAGAAGTCAAGAAATTTTTATTAATAAATAAATCATGCAAAGAGGCAAGAAGGGAATGGAATATAGTAA